GTCTTACACTCACCGTCTTTCATGAAGTCAATCTTATCTGCCATCTGCTTGTATTCTAAAAACTTATGGAAGTCTTCATCTGGTAGACCAAGTGTATCATTCAATAATGCATATGCACGTTGGTGTACTGCTTCACGTGCCGCAAACGATGATAACATGTTACGTACTTCATTGTTTTTAAAACGCGGAATCAGCAACTCGTGATAGTTCTCACCCACTTGCACATCTGACTGTGTGAACAAACGTAGTACGTGAGTGATGAACTCTTTCTCACTATCACTGAGTTTGGTCTTCCAGTCTTGTACATCTTCACTCAGTTCGGCTTCGTCTTCAATCCAGTGAACTTCTTCGTGCTTCTTAGATAGTTCAACTGCCCATGGGTATAAAAACGGCTTGTAAGTTTCTGAAAACTTTAATAGTGACATTTATATTTCCTATTTTTGTTATTATTCGGGTTCTTTTTCTTCTTCTACTATTACGCCATTATGAATCTCATAAAAACATTCTTCTGATTCTAAGTTTAATCCTTCATCTTCACAATCAGATAAGCCCCACAGACCTTCTTCTGCTAAGACTGCATCAACTTTATCACGTATTTCTGCTTCAACATCTTCATCATCAGTTTTAACATAAATCTCATAATCTTCTGCACAACCGTCATAGGTAGATACCATCTCCCATTCATAGTAATCGCACATTTCGATATATTCATCATCTTCAGAAGGCAGTAATACGTCGCCAAGTGTTTCAGCATCATAGTCTTCGAGCAGTTCTTCGACTGTATCATAACCTTGGTCTTTCAAGTATGTATCAATCTCTTCTTTAGTTTCAGGAACACCGATTCTAAACTCACCTGACCTCCAGTTAGTGGTGTAAGTAACACGTACTTCAACACCATCAACTTCACCAGTTAGGATTTCTGTCTCATCAACAGACTTTTTATAACGATTCGTAACAGCGTAATATTTCATAATCTAACCTTTTTGTTTAAACAACTCTTCATATAATGTTTCAATCTCATCATGCTCAGTACGAACTTCATTGATGTTCGCTTTATGATAAATGGTAGCAAGTTTACGAAGATGTTTCTTATCTATACCATGATTTTCATGCGTGACTTGAATGATGTCTTTAATCAAATCCTTTTCTGCATCCATTCTTGTCATACTATCTGATAGTTCTTTGATTGCACCAGCAATACGTTTCTTATCTTCGGGGCTACTAATCACACTCATTCTCATTATCTCCAGTTATGAGCCTACCCTTCGCAGGCTCTACATTCATTATCGTCGTTTTGACCGTCATTGTCAAGTATTACTTTATTTAAAAATGCCTGTAGTTCATCAAAACCACCGACATACGATCCCTCAAAATAAATCTGAGGAACAGTTTTGACTTTGCGACCTGTAACTTCTGCGGCTGTTTTACCGATTTCGTTCAAATCAACATAGTCAAATGGGATACCACGAAGAGTCAGTTCTTCTTTCGCCATTTCACAGAACGGGCAGTTTAGTTTACCATATACGATAGTACGAGTATCTTCTTGTAATGCTACACGTTCTACCTTGTCTGATACTGTCTCTGCTCGTGATTTTGCTTCTGTGCGCAAATAATATAAACCTTTAAGCCCTTCTTTCCATGCTTTTAAGTGTACTTTATTTACATACGATTTCTCTGCACCTGACGGGAAGAATACATTCACTGACTGACCTTGACAGATATACTTCTGTCTGTCTGCCGCATGTTGTACAACCCAGTTCTGGTCTAACTCTTGCGCAGTCTTAAAGATTGCCTTCTCGCCTTCAGATAGGAATGGCAAGTGCTGTACTGAACCTTTGTTAGTAATGATACTAGTCCAAGTACTTTCGTTGTTCTCACCTTTTTGCTCTAATAACGATTCAAGATACTTATTCTTCACTAAGAATGAACCTGCACGTGTACGGTGTGTGTACGCACAAGCCTTTAATGGCTCGATACTAGGTGATGTCGATAAAATAACACCACTTGATGCATTAGGTGCAATCGCAAGTAAGTGTGAGTTACGACGACCAGAACCTACACCATCTGGATATTCGCCACGTTCTTGTGCAAGTAGTTCTGTCTCTGCGACTGCTTGACTCTTGATATGCGAGAATACTACTTCGTTGATTTCTTTTGCTTTATCTGATTCCCATGCAACTCCGTGTTTCTGAAGTAGAGAGTGGAAACCCATCGCTCCGAGCCCAATCGAACGCTCACGCTCCGCTGAATATTTGGCACGAGAGATCGAATCGGGAGCATTCTTGACAAAGTAATCGAGTACATTATCCAACATACGCACAATATCACGTACAATAGTAGTATCTTTCCATTCATCATAATATTCCAAGTTAAGAGATGATAAACAACATACTGCTGTGCGGTCTGCATCAGTCGGTAAGTGTATCTCATTACATAAGTTAGAACCATTTATCTTCAGACCTAAGTCTTTCAATGGTTGGGGTAAATCATTGTTTGCTGTATCAATAAAGTTCAAGTATGGTTCGCCAGTACGGAAACGTGTCTCAATGATACGTTGCCACATCTTACGTGCATTCACCATTTCTTTTACTGAATTGTCTTTAGGGTCACGCAGTTCATAATCTTCATTATTCATAACTGCATTCATAAACTCGTCAGTCAAGTTTAGTGCATTGTGAATGTTCAATGCCTTACGTTGTACATCACCAGTTGGAATACGAATGTTCAAGAACTCAACAATATCTGGATGGTGTACGTCCATATACGCGGCATACGAACCCTTACGAGTCTTACCTTGTTTGTATGCAATCATATCAGCATCAACAGTATGTAAGAATGGAATAGGTCCTGGCGCGATATCTGATACTGTACGAATGTCAGACCAGTGTCCGCCTACACCACCGCCCATTACAGATAACCAACGTAACTCTGAAGAGTGGTCGATTAGTCCTTCAAGTGTATCTGGCACATAAGTCAGAAAACACGAGATAGGCATTCCTTTCTCTTTTGTATCTTTTCCAGGTGCATTAGATAGCACTGGTGATGCAAACATGAAATACTTTTTACTTACGTAATCATATAATCTTTGTGCAAGTGCTTCATCTCCACCTGACCATGCTTGTGCCGCACGTGCATATCCTTCCTGTGGTGATTTCTCTTTCTTATCTAAGTAGAAATCTTTTAACATACCTACCGCATAATCAGTAAGCAGATTATCCCGTTTCTTATCAATTTTCATTTAGTCTCTTCCGCCACTGTAATCATAGAACGGTTCGTCTTCAACGAACTCATACTCTTCTACCAAAATCTGCTTACCGTTATCGATAAACTCATCTATCATTTCCCACATACGGGTTGTTTGTTCGTCATCTGTGAAGTGTCCTTGCCACATCAGACTGTTGATTAGAGAATGTTCATAGTTCTCTGTCAACGAATATTCAGGTTTCAAGTTAGCACTCTCTGTGCCTTCAAGTGCAACCCAAATAAATTCTTTCTCATCTATTTCGCATTTCTTTTGTAGTGCTTCAAGGGACGCGATATCGCTGTACTCGTCAAAGATACAGACCACTTTCCCTCGATATTCAGTCACATTCATATCGATTCTCTTTTTTATTTACTGTGAGTTTATTATATAGTGTTACTTGATGGGTGTCAAGATTTCTTTGAGGTTTTACCCATAATGCGTTTCAAGATATCCACCATGTCTTTACGCTTATTCTTGCGGTCGTGTTTCTTGCGAACAACAACTGTGCTAGAATCATCACCTGCACCAGGAACGGCAGATGTTGTAGTGTCTTCGATAAACTGGTGGAATCTCTTCATATTACTTTATCTCGTGATTTCAGATGTAGTAATATATATACGTTGCTCACTTGCTAGGTGGGTTGCTTCGTACACTTTTATACCAAATATTTCATCAATATGAGTATTTTTATTTTCTTGAATACGAATCTTATCGACCTTCTTAACGATAGGGTTACCATCAAAAGTGACTGACTCGTTCTTCATACGATAGACGCCAGGGGATAGCGCACCATCTTCAAGTGTAAACCATTCTGATTGTTCTGCAAGGCAGTCAAGAATGTCAATACCTGTTTCATTGTGAATCTTTTCTATGTTCTTATCTTTCAACTCTCCATGTTCTCGGATAAGTGCGAGTGCCGCACCATAACGTGCAATCACTGACTGACCGCCAGGTGCTTTTGCCATGATACGTTTTAGATTGAAAACAAGTCTATGAAATGTAGTGTAGTGTCTGCGATATGCTTCACGGTCATCAGCATTGTTTGTATTAAAGTCTTTACGTTTGTTACCATTCTCATCAACGATACCTGCTTTGAATGCGTCAGTCTCATTGAATGGTGTAACTAATAACTTTAAGAAACGAATTGTATATACTACGTCTGCCGCAGATTTCAAGATGCCCATTTATATTTTCCTCAACTGTTCTATGACATACGGGTCTTGTGGTATACCCGTTAAATCTTCATTTGTTATTGCTTTAAGAAACACTAGAAATGGTTTCAGTGCTCCCCAGTGTTCAGGATCTATCTTGAGTGCTAACATCTCAATACCTGACTCAAAACCCCAACAATTAAATATGACGATAAGATGGTTGAGAATCAATCTTTCTGATAGTTCTTGTGTGTCACGATAACGATTCAGTAAACGTTTGACATACTTGAATCGCTTTATGTCATTAAAGAACTCTTCACTATCAATGCAGGTAGGATTAGTATAGTTCTGTGCCGCAAAGATAGTGAAAGTTTTGTGTGTTAGTTCCATTGATAAACCCTAATATATGTTTTAAGTATATATTAGGATAATTTCTCAACGATTGTCTTCTTAGTAGAAAACTTACTAACTTGTACACCACGTTCTTCTGCAAGTGCAAGAAGTTGTGCCTTTGTCATATCTTGTAATGACTTGTGTGCAACAGGTGCTTCATGTAACATCTGTGGTTCATTAAACTCAACTACTTCATTCACTGCTGTGTAACTATGTTCTACACCATACATCTCTTCAACTACCTCTTCTACATTACCAAAAAAATTCATCAATCTGTTCTTGTGTGAAACGACGCGCAACGAACAACTCATCAGTGGTAGGATCTTGCCAACCTTTTGCTGTAGGGACTGCGTGTGCACACCAACGTGGTGCCTTTATCATTATTTCTCTCCTTCAGGATTTCCCGAAAGTAATGCACGAATTACTTCAAATTCATTTACATCTTCTTTCTTCACTTTACGTTCTTTAGGTTCTTCAATCTTTTCCATCTCATCGTGGTCTTTCTTGTCGATAGGATGTTTTGCAACAAACTCTTTCTCTTTACCAGATGCTTTACTGTCCATCTTCTCTGGTTCAGTTGCACCTTTCTTCTGATTCAATGCTTCTTCGATTTCAGACCATAGTACTTCGAATGCTTCGTTAGTATCTACACCTTCACCAATCTTAGAGATTTCTGCTTTTGCATCAGAAGTCTTAGGGTTCTTCTTAACAGGAGAATCTTTCTTCTTCGCATCAATCGCATCATCAGTAGCGGCACGTCTCTTGTGCAAGTACTCATCAGAAGAATCTACATCACCGTCATTGTCGATATCTTTATCTTTACGGTCTTTGAACTTTTTATCGTTCGCTTTGTCATCTACTGGATCGAGTTCTTTCTTCTCTTTCACTTCGTC